CCATGTTAACCTCCTTTGCCGAAACCAACAGCACTGTAGGTAAAGTTCCTGTCAATACTAGCATTACTTGAGTTTTTAAAGTGAACTGTAAAGCCAGTTCCAGATATACTACTAAGTTCAAAATAATCTCCTGATGCCATGTTCTGTGGAGAAATATTTACAGATGGTAAAAAACTATTTGCATTACCTAGTCCTGATGTACCGACAAAGAAAGGTGCTGTAAATGTGACAGCTTTAGCGCCTGCCCCAGATGCTATAACTGATGACTGCTCAGTTCTTGATGGCATTGTTGCTGTATATCCAGCTTGCTGTAAATTCATATTTTGTGCAGTATCAGCAGTTTCTAATGTAATCCTGAATTGAAATCCTCTACCTTTAAAAGTTCCATTTGCAAAATCATTAAAATCTGAATATGAACTCATATCTGTAGAGGTTCGTACTGCAACTTTTGCGTTTGCATCATTTGCAATCGAGCCATCAAAATCTGTCCAAGTATCAATATTGTCTGTTCTGTTATCAAATTGGTCTCCTGTGTAGAAGCCTACCCCTTGAAAATGTCTTTTTAAGACAAGTGAAAACGTAGCACCTAAATCTAAAGTGTCCACAAAATCATAAGTACCACTAGCATTTGCTGTTGGGTCTATAAGTTTTAAACCACCTAAAGTACTGTCATAAACTACGTTTGCCTTAGTGCCATTGTAGGGTGTTCCGTCAGTATCTTCCCTGTCAGTTTTAACAGTTATTGAATCTAAAATATCTACAATAGACAAGGGTACACTTGCTGCAGTAGCACTAAATCTACCGCCATCATCTTGGAATTTTAGTAAATATGTCCCTGCTAAAGCTGGTGCAATAACTTCAGTAGCGTTACCTGCAACTGCTTCAATAACATCTTGTGCAGCTTGGAAAGTTGCTGAACCTCCTGTTAAATTTGTATGTCTAACGTAAACTCGACCACCATGCAAAACGTCAATAGCAGTAGCTTGTTTGAAACGCAACCTGACAAACTGTTCATTAATCGGCTCTATAGTTAAGTTCGTTACGTTCTCAGGTAATGCAGTTTTACCAACAGCTGTGAAAGTAGCAGAAGCTGAATTTGCAGATAATTCAAGTTGTGCGCTATAAGAAAATACTTCAAAAGAATATAAACCCTTGACAGTATCTAGCAATTCAAAATCACTGGAAAAAACTACTTGTGTTACAAAATTACCATTTTCTAATTTGTAATTAACCTGATATTGAGTGACTCCTTCAACAGGTTTCCAATCTACAATAAGTTTACTTCTTGCAATATTGTTTATAACAACTGTAGTTTCAGTAATTGTCAAAGCACTAGGTGGAGTAGCGGGTTTATTTAATATAGATACAGTTCTAGTCGGTAATGTTGTGTTATTTTCTATAAAATTATATTTACCAGCAACATAAGACAAAGCACTAATTGAATAATTAATCCTGTCCGTTTCTTGTACTTCTATAACTCGAAATAATTGTGATTGTAATGTAGTACTAGAAACTAAATAGGGAGAGTTTGCATTTGGTGCAGACGTAAAAGCTGAACTTACAGTAATTACAGAGCCTGTTATGTCACTAATATTTCGTGTTTCAAAAGATGCATCAGCAAGCATGACGCTAATAGTAGGATTATCATTTATTGCTGGTAAACTTGTTTGCTCGCCACCATCTATAGTGATAGCAGTAGTTGTTGCAGATACAACACGGCCTCCCCTTCTTACCCCTGCTCTAACTGGATCAGCAATTTCGATTACATTTCCGGGTCTAACTACTATTCCAGCGTCTATAGAAGTAGTAAAGTTGACAACCTCAGATTCGTTTTGTTCAGCAAATAATATAGACCTACCTAACCTCGCAGCTTGATTTCTTGAAGTACAAGCATAAGCAGTAACTTGTTTCACTATTGAGCCAAATTTATTTTGTGTTGCCGTATCAGCTTCTACCACTTCGTAATCTACTTCTTTAGAATCCATATTAAAATAAGCCACAGATATAACTGTATGCCTTTGTTTTAAGCTGCTACCAGAATATGAAAAACCACTTTCAGTAACATTAGATAAATTAAAAAGATAAACAGGGTCTTGTTCTTTGTCTTGTGAAATAGTTACACTCCCAGCAGACCATATTGGCATACAACGCATAACACCAGCCAAACTATTTATGGCGCTAAAAGCCTCTTGCGGAGATTGTATGTTTATATTGCAGCTAAACCTTGCCTCTTGTCCTCCTTGGCCATCATCAACCAAAGTATTAGAATATTTAGAAGCAGCTACAAAAGAAAATAAATCTAAATTACTGTCAGTTACATGATTTCCCAGACCATACCTCGTGTTTGTGAGCAAATCGAGTAAACACATTGCTGGACAGTTTGTATAAACTGCTGCTCCCATAACTCCATTAAACACATAATTATCAGGGTAAATAATACGACCAGTTGCTGCATCTACTGTTGGTGTTAATCCTCCGTTAGCTGCTGGTATGCGTACTTTGATTCCTCTTAATCTATACGTTCTCTGAGGTATTCTATTGAACTGCTTACTATCAATTCTTAAACCAAAATAAGCACTGTTTGGGTAAGTAGAATTATTGTCAATAACTTCTTGATAACTGGTAAATTCAAAACTATTAATTCTTTGTGTATCTGTACTGTCTGCGGTTACTCTAGTTACTCGAATATCTACAGGAAATGCACCAGTTAAAGTTATTCTATGATCTCTAGCGTATGCGTCTGCAGTTCTTCCGCTAGCAGAATCTGTAATAATGTCGCTATAACCACCGCTATTGTATTGAATTTGTATTTTGTAATTTATTGTGTCGCCTCTTATGTCTCCATCATCTTCAAGAACTTGTATTTGTGGCCAAGTTAAAGTAACAACAACAGCGTCAACATCTGTATTTGTAATTTGTCTTGTCACAGGAGAAGCAACAGTTACAGTAACACCGACACCTGTAGGCGATCTACTTTCTGCTGGTATTCCAGATAATGCAGTTTGGTCAGCTGTACCAAATTTACTATTAAAAGTAACATCTTTAAAATTAAAATCATTACTATCTGGATTAGTATTGTCAGCTTGACTACTTAAAACAGGAGTGTCATCTAAAAATACGTCTTTAAGACTTGCATTAGCATAAGCGGTTGAGGTTCTGTCTGTTATTCCAGCTTTTGAAGGAGTCGCAAAGCCTTCTATCTCACCTTCTGATACTAAATCTTGAACTGTAGCAAAAGACCTACTGTGAAGAGTGTCAGGTGCTTTATATGGTGGTGGTGGTGTTCTGTTGCCTCCTCCTCCTCCTGAACCTCGAATAGTTTTATTTTCTTGTGTCATGCTGATACCTGATTCGTGTCGATTGCAGCACTAATCACAACTGAGCCTGTCATTACCTCGCCATATACAATCGGGACAGGAGTACCAGCCCTCGAAGTATTCTGCAGCCCTGCAAAACTGAATGATAATTTTGGGTCTTGTGATGATTCAAATTTAGGTATTTCAGGAACTGGAAAAAGCATATCGCTTACACCTCCTAATACCAAAGATGCACCTATTGCGCTAGTGAATGTACCGACACCAGTTAAAAATCCACCTTTCACTGCTGCTGTACCACCTAACCCATAAGTTCCAAACATACCTCCACCCGGAAGCATTAGGCTAACTCCAATGAGAGCAACCCCTAAGAGGATTTTTCCGAAGCCTTTACCCGCACCAGATATAACAGGAATAAAATGAATATCTTGTTTCCCAATAGGATAGTCTAATTCTTTTTCTCCGACTTCATAATTACCTACTTTGACTTGATAATATTTTGGACTCATATATGCTTCTAATTTAGGAAAGTTATGAATTAAAAAACTAACAGCTTGAGATATATTTCTAACTTCTACTTCAAATTCTTCATGGCCTACAAAATCAGCCAGTTTGCCATGTAGCTTAACTTTTCTCAGCATAGCGCAACCTCTTTCCAGTACATTTTAACAGCCATTCTGAATAAGGCTCTCTACAACTTAGTCTATCTGTTAAATGGTGTATGACATCGCCTTGAAAAAATAATGCTACATGGTTTAAGGTCGGGTACATTATCGACATGAATAACAAATCTCCATCTTGTAAAGGCTCATCAGGTCTTAATTCCCTGAAACCTGTACGCCATGCACAATTTTCAAACATTGGTTTTTCATTAAATTCTTGCGGTGTTAGTGGTCTATCCCAATCTCTAAGGTCTATTTTTTTGTTTTCTTTATACCAATCCCTAACGAGACTCCAACAGTCTGTAAGACCCCAAACCCATTGCCTACCTATCAATGGCGGTTTATATCCTGATGGCTCACAATATCCCCATTGCTCTGTCTTTGGGTTTACTATATGCCAAATCAAACCACTATCTTCACAGCTAATTTTATCTGCCTGACTTGGTACTGGTGGTGTAACAGGGTGACTGTGTATTATTGCAATTATTTCTCCTAAAGAATCAGCTTTTACATAATCTTCTGGGTCTAAAATAAAACATTGATGTTGTGTCATAGACAAATTTCTACAAGCAAAATATCTTTCTTTACCTTTGATATTCAGTAATAATCCAACAGACTCTTTAGGGTCTTCTTTTTTTGCGTGTTCAAGTGCTTTTTGTTTCCAATCCATTATGCAAAAGTCCCAATACTAGGAAATGTTGCGCGGGTGCATTGTCTTTGAGGAATACTAACACCAGCTAAATCTGTTGGTGCTGCTAGTTCAAACTCTACTACTTCTCTATTTTCTGCTGCTTTTCTATCAATAGAATAAATTTCTTCAGGGTATTCTGCGTTAGGGTCTGCATCTGAATTTTGACCATCAGCAAAGTTAACAGCGTCTAAAAATTTAGCTTGCGTAGATAACCTTGTAAGAACTGCACCAGTTAAATCGTTTCCTGTTGTAATTTCATTTACGTCCAATAATATTGCAGACATAAACCCATCCTTATTACTCAATATGGCTTTAGGTCTTGGTAATTGACCTTTTTGAAAACCAAACCCACTAACCTCTATCGGAAATCTAATATAACTATTGCCTTTCCATACCACTTCTCCATTAAGATTTAAATTACTACCTGAATGAAATCTGTATAGCGTATTAGCTCCATGAATTGCTGTTATTAATTGCAAAGTAAAAAGCTCGATAATCGCAGAAGGATTAGATAATTGTAAATCTGTAAATATCTTCTGATTGACAGTCATTAAGCTGGCTCAAATACTTGTCTAAAAGTTGCATTAATAGTAGCTCTGTTTAAATATCTAACTTGTTTTGACCACGTTTCACAAACAAATTGTGACGAGCTGGATTCATTAGGTGGTGTAAAAGTAAAACTTGCTTGATCTTCTGCCCTCGCATCTAAAAAAGTTTCTATAGTATCTGCATCTGTTTCAGAGACTTCAAATTTTAAAGAATATACTTTTGGATTCTGATTAGCACTCAACCCTAGCATTAATCTATGCTCGTAACCATCTGCAAACCTTATCGTTTTTACGTTTGGTGCAGACCTTTTAGAGGTTCCGTAGGTTGGATTTATTGAAGGAAATGTAGCCATTATGCAAGCAAACCTCCGGGTCTTTGTTGTTGTAATATTTCAGATTGTACAGCAGCAGAAATAAGACGTCCAAGCTCTCTACCATTATCTTCATCTCCTTCCACATTAGAACCTGAAGCATCTACATTGACAACTATATTAGTACCACCACCTGTAGAAATACTACCGCTTGAAGATGGTGTAAATATCTCGGGTCCACGTTCTCCTACTGTATAAGAAGAACCTTTCATTACTGCACCACCATTAGCCCTACCACCACTTAAGCTAAAGAATTGTCCAATACCGCCTCCCAAGCTCCCCAGAAATGCATTAACTCCATATTGAATCAAAGACCTCTGAATCTGCCCAAAGACTGCTGAAGCGACCTCTCCTAGAGTTCTAGTACCATTTATTGCTCCCTCTATCGCGTCTACTAAACCAGTTCGTATTGACATCGACATATTTGTATATAGTTTGGTTAATTCAGTTACTTGATTATATTCAGTACCATTAGCGCTTAATATTTGTTCAATTAGACTCAATCTTTCTTTTGTAGGGTCTACTTGTTTTGTGACTTCAGCTGTTATTCCTTCTTCAGCACTTAATTCGTCCATTTTTAATTGTATTCGCGTTATTAAATCCATTGCCATTCCTTGTATATCTTCTGCTTGTTCTGTGTTTGGTCCACCAGCCCTAGTTCTAGTTGTTTGATTTTGTATTCTTTGAATTATTTTGTTCATTCTTTCAAGCTGGCCAATATCGCTTGTACTTTCAGGATCAAATGTAGTTAATGCTTTTTGAAATCTATCTAAAGCAGCTGACTCCATTCCAAAAGTCATTTGGGAACCACCTAAAGCAAGTTGTCTTGCGCCCTCGCCTAAATTCAAATCTTGCATTAAAGAAATAGCTTCAGAAAATTTTGTAACAATTTCTCCGACAGTTCCTAAAATATCTTTCAATGCTGGTCCCAGCGCCTTGTCTAAAATACGCACTAAATTACCTATTTGTTTAACAAGATTACTAAACTGCTGAGACAAAGTACCCTGAAACTCGTTAGTAGCATCTAGTGCCACTCCTGAAGCGTTAGCCTGATTCAATAAGTTCTGATTAAATTTAACAAGATCGTCATTAATTAATGGGAATACAGCTTTCATAGCTTCAACACTTCCAAAGAGTTTTGCTAATTGTTCTGTTGTCGCACCACTGCCAGCGATTTCTGACAATATCCCTTCGAAACCTTTTGACTCTAATGCTGCTGCATTAAATGATATTCCTAGTTTTTTAGCTATCTTCTCCGCTTCTCCTGTAGGTTTTAATATTGATACGATTGCTTGGTTTAATCCTGTGAATGTCTGTTCTACTGGTACACCTTGCGCTGTAATTGTAGCTATAGCAGCATTTAATTCATCAATACTTATACCCGCTGCACTTGCTGTAGGTGCGATTCTACCTATCTGTCTAGCATATTGGTCAACAATAATTTTACCATCGTTCTGAGTTTGTATAAATCCATCTACTATTTTTGCTGCCTTATCAGATTCAAGTCCGAAAGCATTCAAAACACTTGTGACAGCATCAGAAACTGTACCTAGCTCAGACATTCCACCAACAGCACCCAAAGCTGAAGCCTCTAATATCTGTGCAGCGTCTGAAGCATCTGTAAAACCAGCAGAAGCCACGTCATAACTAGCTGCCAATAATTCTGTTTGAGAATATGCGCCCTCTAAACTATTACTTAAATGTAAAAGATTATTTGATAATGCTTCAACATCTACCCCTAATGTTTTTACCGCTGTTCTTGCTCTCTCCGCTTCGTTAAAACCTTTAAAATAATTTCTTACAGCGCCTGCTACTAATAACCCACCAGTTAATAATCCAAATGCACGACCTAAACCGCCAACACTTTTAGTTAATTGATTTGATGCTGTTTGAGCCTGACGTAAATTCCTTACTGCATTTTGGGAATTAACTCTCAGGTCTATATTTGAAATAGCCACAAATTTGCCTGATTAATTAACGAGATCGCGACTTTGATTCCTCAATGTGTCGTTTTTCTCTTTCTGACTTTAGTTCAAAATAAGCTGCATAAAAAATAAATTCTCTGTCAGTCAATCTTGTCCTAAGTTCTCCGACTGTCATACCTAGTTCGCAAGATAAGAAAAACTCAAAGTTAAGCCAACTATCTTGCTCTAAGCGTTTTTTGCTTCGCCTAACTCAGGTTGATTATCTAAACCAAACAAGAATAATTCTAGTTCGTTTAGTATCTTTTCTGGTAACTCACGTTGTAGTTTTGGTGCATCAGCTAAAGCGAAAGCCTTTGTACCATTTTCTAACTCTGCAAGTTGGCATAACAAACGCGTACTAATAGCAAGTGCGTCTGCACTATTTGTAGCAGCATTTGCAGCGATTCTGTCAGACCTTGTTAGTGGCCTGAAATATAAGTCGACTATTTTCTGACCAGCTTCATTTTTTAGTTCGTAGTGTCGTCTTTCCCTAACGTCAAAAGCGGTTGTTAGTAGGTCAACTGTGCGAGGATTTGTTGTCATAAGTTAAACAGCAGAAGTAATAGCACCATTCGCGGTAAATGATACTGTAATAGTTTCTAAATCTCCAATGTTAGCGCTAAAGTCTGTGCTTGTAACGACTCCATTAAAAGAAAGTTTTTTAGCACCTGACGTATCAAGAAATAACTCGAATTGTGCGTCTCCCGCATCTTCTGCAGTTAAACAATCTTGTACTAAGGTTTGAGTGTGGTTTCCATCGGCAGCAGTATATAAAAGTTCTACGCTACCAGTAGCAGAAACCAATCCACCTACATAAGCTCTAGAGGTGTCACCATGATCGGTACACTCTAAAAGCTCTTTATTTAATGTGAGAGACCAGTTTCTTGTACTAACAATAGTTTCGGCTGTACCTGCACCATTGATAAACTTAACTGAACCCTCTTCACCACGAAAAAATGCCATGATTTAAGTTTGGGTAATTGTCTACATATTAACCCTAAGATTTAGGATTAACAGTAGTTGATGTTTTCTTTGTTTGTTGTGCAGCCATATACTGCGAACAACGAGGATCCCAGAGTTCTGGGTTGCGCTTGCCTTTTACCTTTTCGATTACGTCAAGCATTTCCTCAGTAATTTCAGTCATAAGTCCTCATAAGCCTCAAAAGTCATACGAATTTGAGTTTGAAAAAATCCTTCAGGGACAGGATTAGATACAAGAGAAGGTCCAATAACAGGATCAAACACAACTCCTGACACAACTTGTCGATTGTACAAATCGCGTATTCTATTACCGATTACATAGTTGCTACCCGCTCCTATGTTTTGTCCAGTAAATATATTTATTGTAACAGCACCTACTAACCGATTACTTGAATCAGTTGTACCACCGAGACTTAAGTATTCATCTTCCCCAAACGCCAGTAAACATTGAACAAAACTACTGTTGGAATCTGGATCAAAACTTTGATTTGCAAAAACTACAGGAATAATTGGTGCTTCTAGTAACTCATCGTTAAGTCGACCCTCTATAGTTTTTCTAATATCGTTTAAATCTACAGCAGCCATTATGTTCTCCTCAAAATCTTTTGATATTCTTGTTGCGCCCAATTCGTCATATCTTTAGAAATTACATCTACCCATGCACCGCTTTGTTGTTTGCTTCCTGTAAGACCTGCAGCCTTCCATGATCTCGGTATGCCCTGACCTGTTCCTGAAAGCGCCTCTGCATAAGGTAAATTATTGTGTATGTGATAAACATTGCCAATTTTTTCATCGAAACCAGCAGCATAATTAGTGCCTTTTGGTGGTGTAATGCCTTTAGAAAATGGTCCATCAATATTTGCTTTTCCGTCAGGGTCGTTTTCTCCTATTTGCCAATCTGACCTAAATCTTCCTGTATCTACTGGACTACCTAATTTTGCTCTCGCGTCACTTTCTATAACCACTGCCCTTAAAAGTTGGTTTATTTGAAATTCCATGTGACCGCCTATTCTTTCTGGTGGTATTATCATCATCGGCTTAACCTCTTAAATAAAGTTCGTAGCTGATCGCTATATTATTCAATTCATTCGTATCTATTTGAATTATTTTGTATTCGACAGAAGCAATATCTACATAGTCTTTTGGTTTTGGCACAAACTCTAACCCTTGAGCAGATATAGTTAATTTTTTATCTTGTCCTGTAACTAGATCATTAACTTCTCTTTGTACTACGTTTTCTAAGAAGCCTTTTACAGTTGTGCTAGTTTCGTTTTTATTTATTTCTCCGCTGTCCATATCGTAAACACTATCAGTAGCCCTTTTTATGGTTACATCACCTCCTAGCTTTATTAGAGCCTTCGAAGATGCCTTTTTTAGTGAAGAAGCAATACCCATTACACAGAATAAGCTACAACAGAGCCACTTGCTAAAGTTATGCTCGTAATAACTCCTTCTATAGAACAATTAGAATTAATTGTAACGCTACTCTTAGTTCCATTTATATTTTCAGAAACTATTGTAGCTATTACTGTATCTTGCAATGCTTTGACACATTGAAACCTTCCTGTATGTGCTGTTTGGTCAGTGATAATTTCAGCTGCAGAATAGTAGCTCATTGTTAACTCCTTTTAATAGATACGTTTGCGGGTCCACTAATCCTAAGACCAGTAAACAACCTTTCAAATAATGGCGGTACTCGATCAGCACCAACAGCACCATAGAAATTAGGTGTTGCCTCTAGACTACCAATTTTTATGTCTTTGTAGTCCTCTAAACCTGATAATCCTAATCCATCTTTATTGTTGTTAAGATATACCGCTAATACTGCTTGCGCTTCTTTTACCTCAACTGGTATTTCTGTTTCTGTATAATAATCAGCTGTAATTCTATAAGGATATCCACTTGTATAAGTACTTGTAAATGTATCTGGTTTCCTTACACCTTGTCTTGGCCATTGAAGTGCCTGATCTTGTTTTGCTTTTGCCCCAATAAATCTTTCTCTATCTATTCTTTTTGTCGCAGTAAATAATGCTCTGTTTTTTTGGTCTGTTGTAGCGCTAGACCATGCAGCCACATCATCATCTTCCACCAAACCATCTATAAATGCCTGTGCATCTGCAAGAGTTTGATAGCTATTTGCTGTTGCGCTGCTTACTGTTTCTACTATTGTGATCGCCATTTACTTTAGTTCGTTTAACCTTTGTAGTTTTAATGGGAACAGAGGCCACTTTTGCAGCCTCCTGTTCTCGTTTACGTTTAAACGCAAATATTCCCATTAACCAGCCTTGAAAATCATAAAATTCAAGACGATAGCTTCACTAGCTGAAGAACCTGATACGTTACCGAGAGAAATCTTAAAAGATCCATCAGCAATAGTATTAGCTTGGCACAAATAAGCACCAGCTGTCCCAACAGAACCATGATTCACTAAAACTACGTCACCAGCACTAACTTTTGAGTTAGTAACTGTGAAAGTAACTTCAGCAGCAGCAGCTAATGCAGCATTGTTCAATGTGATCGCACCAGCAACATTATTTAATGTCACACCAGTAGCTTTACTGGTTGCTTGAGTCACAGAACCTGTTTGTGCTGTTACAACTCCTAAAGCAGAG